CTAAGGTATCATAATTGAAACCACGTAAATATCCAAAAATCCACATATCAAAGATATCACTAACAGTCATAGAACCGTTGGCTTTGCCGTCGATTCCTCTTCCTGTAGTAGTTCCTTTAATAGCTGCTTCTCCACTATCTGATCCATCTGGGTCCATATTATCAAACACGGTGTAACCCATGTCGTTTAGTAATTTGATACCATACTCTTCTTTGTGTCTTGCTAACGCTCTACCTGCCATTCGCAACCAAAGACCAAATACATCGAACAGATTATCAGTAATAACTTCTTCAGTTACTCTCATCTTCAAACCATGTTTAGCTATTCCCAATTGAATGATATAGCCTTCCCCATAGTTGAAGTCTGTTTCTTCGTATTCAGCACCTTCAGGTACTTCTGCGGCATGAATTGCGCCCATAGATCCAATTTCAACAGTACGGCCTGGGCCTTCATATTGAATGTTTTGGAATAAATTCGGTACTACAAGTAGTTCCGGTTCCAAAGCTTCTTCTACTACCCGAGTAATGGATGTACCAATATATCGAGTTAAATCCTCGGTATAAAATACATCTTTAAACTCAGGCATTTCGTTCTCTAAAGCCCTATCAATACTGAAGACATCTTTGAAGTCAAATTGAAGATTGAGTTTATCTCGGTCTTCGTTTTCAACTCCAACAATACCATTGTTGGTAAAGATATCATAGATCAATTGCTGAGCTTGAGCCTGCTTGTTACTTTGTCTTGTGACTTTCACTTCTATTATCTCCTATAATTTGATTAATAGATTCACTAAAGCAGACCCTCTCAACGGAGTTCACTTTATCTAAAATCATTGTTTTTATTATCTTATATTTAGTTGAATCCATGCATATCCAAAACAACCAGCGTCAACTGCTGCTTTGATTGCATACGCTTCATCTTGTCCAACATAGCTTTCGCCACCTAATGTGCCTGCCAAATCACCACCTGAACCTACTATGGAATCTTTAGCAAAATTATACAAAAAGTCTGGAAGACCTAAGGTCTGAGATCCAGCAACTTTTTGATCATAAGGTCCTTGAACCACGTCAAGCATATCTTTTTCATATCTGAAATCTACACCTAATAGACGTCCAGCTGTTTGTTCGTTTCTAACTGCAACACTACTAGTAAATGAACCTGCTACATAACTACCTGTTTCTGCAGTACCCGAAGTGCCGGCTGTATACGCACCTGCGGTATAAGCAGAACCAAAGTCGATTCCTTTCTGAGCAACCCAGTTACCTAAAGCATCAGATTGAAGTAATTGTCCACCATAACCCTCGTTTGAATCATTACCATCATCATTTGCATATGAGAAGAAAGCGTACTTCGTTGAAGCTGCTTTATACCCGCCATAAGTTCCTGAGGCATTATAGTTAGATGAATTAGATTGAATATCAGCGGCAACTGGAGCGCTTCCATCTGCTGCAAATCCATCTACTGATGAAAGAAACTCATCTAATAGAGCAATGTTAACTGCTGGAATCTTAATCAATTGAGAAGACAAAACTCCCCAATTTTTATTACGCATATCGTAGTTTAAGTTAGCACCACGAACATCTTGATAAACATCGTGTTCCATGCAGCCAATAGGTGCATTTGCTGGTACTTGTAACCATTCACCTTCTACAACCATTCCTGATGTGGCACCTGGAACCGTTGTTGCGTCTGCAGCATTATATTTATATGAAACAGCACCACCGCCATTAGCAGGAACAATAAGTCCTTTAATAGCTTTGCTAACCCCATAATATGAATCATCTGAATTAATTGTAATAGCTGTACCATCCGCGCCAATTGCACCTGTATTCAGATCTGCATCAATAAAGGGTAACAGACAAGATACGATTCTTCCCTTTGGAATAACTACGTAGTCTTGAGTGTTGATATCTTGGAAAGATGTATTTAATCTTTTATGAGGTACCAGAGGAAATGCCGGTGCAATACCGTCGGACATGCTAATGTTAGGACGCCCTTCCGATAATTTATACTTATCCGGATTTGCTTTTAGCTTTCTATTTCTTTGAGTACCAGGCTTGAATTTTAACTTATGAGCCATGATTTATTCTCCTAATTTATTATTATTATTAATTAAAGTACTTAGTTAAAACCTTCTGAGTATCACTCTTAGGTTTATCTTCTTTAGTATCATCTTTGGGATTATCTTCGGAAATAGTTTCCTTTTCTAAAGATTCAGTAGGATTACTAGAAAAAGTTTCTTTCATTCTTTTATCGAGAGAAACATGTAGCTCTTTTAGCTCTTCTTCCGATTTATCCTTTAAACTGATTTTGTATGCCTTGGATGATCCTTCGATATCTTCTTGGTTTATTTCAGATACTTTTAAAGCAAGTGAATAATTCATAATAGTACTTACTAGTGAATCTTCAACTTTCTCATCTGTATCCTCTTTTTCACCATCATCGTCTTTTAGATCTGTTTCTTTTTCTTCTTCTTTTTCTTTTTCTTCTAAAGCTTTAGTGAGTGATTCAGAAACTAAAGACTCAATATAGTCTTTCATTCCTTCTACATTCAGAACTGAGGCTATGTCTTGTTGTTCTTCTTCTTCATTAACTTCCTCAATAACTTCTTCTTTAGAATCCATAAGAAGCTTTATAGAACTTTTAAACTTGTCTTTAACCTCATCAGACACATCAGATGCATCTATAACAAGATTAATACGATCAAGTTTACCTGAAGAAGCATCTTCGATAACTTCTTGTAATTGTTCTAATTCTTTTTCGTTTAACTTCATATTGGTCAATCTCCTTAAGTTATGTCAATCCTATCTAACTACACTTAATTATAGCATCAAGTATCTTTTTTACTTGTACTTGCTCTGAGGCATTTTCTAATTCTTTATATTTAGCTAACATTTGCTGAAGGTATTCTGTTATACCATTCTCCAAGTTACTCTCTTCAATTTTATGTTTTATATCCTTTACTGAAGCAAAAAGACTAGACACGTCTTCTACTTCTGACTCAGGCCACTCTATTAAAGAATGGGAATGTACGTCTTCTGAATCTCGTTTTGCATCTTCAATTACTTTTCCATTAACTACAGAATGTGAATGACCGTCTACAAAACTAGACCAACCATTTCCGGCTTCATTTAAATAAATAGAATGTCTATGTCCGTCTTCTTTGTCAAGTAATTTTTTATCTATTCCTATCGAAACTTTATCAACTGTTATTTTATGATTATGAGTTTTACCAGTGTTCTCTATAACTCCAGTTTTAATACTATTGTCAACTACGGCATGTGAATGCCCAAGTATATAATCAGTATATCCGTTTCCTAACTCATCTTCATAATAAACTGCATGATGATGTGGAAAATTATGACCACCCTTAGTACTAGAAGTAAGTTTAATATCCTCTGCTATCCAAGAAGGAGTTGTTTCCTTCATAGCCTTATCTAAGTATTCTTCAGCTTCTTTGACTTCACATTTACAATCTTCACATTTACAATCTTCACATTTACAATCTTCTGTTGTATCTTTAATTTTTTCATCAGAGTTATCTGTAACTTTGTCTTCTTTATTAAAAACTAATCCATTGTTATCTATATACTTCTGCTTACTTTTCTTAACAGAATCCCATAGCTCTTTATTAGCAACTTGATTTTCATCAAACTCTATTGTATCTATGTAGCTGACTTCATTGTCAGCGAATATATAAGCATTGGACTTATTTATATGTAGGTTATCAATTTTAGATAAGTCTATTTCTTCTTCTCCGTCAACCATAGCTATATTTGTAATCTGAGCAGCAGTATTTCCATCATTATCAGCAGGAGTATTTACAATAGATACTTCTTTATAATCTATTGCTCCAACCTTCCAAAAACACATTTTCATAACACCATCATCATCTTCATACACTCTGCCTCTACTATGTCCACAAAAATCATCTCTATTTAGATCTACTCCACACACAGAACATAAAGTAAAGTTAAATTTACCTGATGCATCCTTCATAGGTACACCGCTAGTAGATACGGTTAGATATCTACCATCCATAATTTTTTCAATCGCTGATTTATCTGTGACCTTTACATCTAGTTGTGTGAAACCTTTACCATCCCCTGTATCGATAAAACGAGCCTGTACTACTCTTCCGAGGGGCTCGCTTTCCATATCGTGATTCTTTAATAAAGGTCTAGGGTAAGGCTTAGTCCATACGTCTTTTTTTACAGCGTATTTCATTGCTTCACTATCATAGTAAAAACAGTTTCTATTCTTATATCCTGAATGTGTTGCATCGATAGTTATAACTAAAGACTCCGGGGTATCACTATCACTTAAAGTTTTACTCTTTAAGCTGGTTGAAATACTTGAAGTATCTTCAAAAGGATGTAATATTTTACTCATAAGTTTCCTTTGGTAACAGATCTGGAAATTGATCAGAACTGATAGTTAAATTTTTGCAACGGGGACATTTTATTTCTGTACTACTTCCTGGTATAATTTTACCAAGTAGTTTATTACAGACAGTAGGCACTCCCCATCTTTCCGATTTCTTCACGTCTACATGTTGACATCTTAGTTCTACTAAATTTGTAGGTACACAATTAGATCTAATACTTACATTAGGGCATCCTCTCCTTTGGCACTTTATCTCAATAGCATATGGATTCTCTAAATCCTCGTACTTACAGAGTAAAGCTCCACAGGGATCAGGACATCTAAATTCTAAATTTAAATCTTTATTCATTGACAATCATACTTTCCATTGATGAAAAGACACTACCGATAGCAGTAAGAGAATCTATACTATTATCCGATAAGTAACTGTTCAGTAATACTTCAAGAATAGTTATGTCATACGGACCTATTTTAGAACCCTTAATAGTTTCTATTATTTTATTAGGGTTTTCAGATTTATTTAAACAATCATTCCAGATCTCTAAATACTCATCCTTACTAATTTTTGGTTTTGCTAACTGTTTACCATGTTGATTTGCTGGAGAAGTTGTGTTACTTACTTGGTTAGCAGAGGCTTCTGCTGCCGCATCTGCTTGTGCTTTAGCTAATGGAATCTGAACTGTATTTATATACAT